TTCGCAAATTGGGCAATGCTCACCATAGTTTCGCTTCGGACATAGAATGCCTCCGCGGTGCTCACCCACATTATAGTGGAAGAACATTTCCTTTAGTGGATCACCATCCGGCGTGGGGATAATACGAATGTCCGTATCTCCGTCGTCCGGTCTAAACCAAACGGAGTTTCCATTTCCGTTTGCATCATATTCACCGCGTAGTTGTGCGAGCTTGCGGCGCATTAGCTCCATATCAATTCCCATGTCTTATCTCCTTATGATGGGCAATAGTAAGCGTTCCTTACTATCTTATAATAACACTCTCGACGTAGCATGTCAAGAGTTTTCTTGTACTACGTTAGTATGGGCAACGCAGAACCCAAAGTCTTCATGTTCAGTTTCATAAATCGCATATGAAATTTTGCGGAAGGCATTCCGGGGCTTGTCCTTTAGACGATCTACTATCTTCTTGTGCAAGCCGCCCTCCTTTTCTAATCTCTCACTGTTTATACATAAATAATAACACAAGTCCCGAGGAGTGTCAAGGTCAAACAGCCATTTTTCTTCTAAATTATTCATATTAAGCATGGCGACCGTGCGGATGCGGTTAATCTCAGCAGGATGAGCCATGACTCCCACTTCCGGCTCGGTGTGCTCAAAATAATTAAGATAATGTGCAGTAGAAAAAATAGACGCATTTATCCGATCAAAGTATGTCTTGATAGGAAGCTCCCCCAGGGCTTCCTCTACATGTACATTTGACACCAAGGTAATAGAATTAAAATTACCCGAACGCGCGTACTGTTGTAGCACTCCAAACCCCACATTCTCTATCAACTTGGGAAGGCCGGTTAAAAGAGCGGTATCGGGTTTAACATAAAATACATCTACTTTCTTGTCCTTCAACTGTTCTAAGACAGCCAATGCATAGTTGGAACTATAAGACGACCCCATTACAAAAACTTGTACGCGATCATCAACAGTGGAAAAAAACTTTGTGAGATCCGGAGCATTGTCTTCATAATCTTCCGGTTTGTCAAAACGTTTTAATTTGAATTTATACTTAGACGTACGAGATACCTTATCATTCAATAGATAAACGTTATATTGAGGGGTATCTTTAAATTTTTCAGCTACGGCCGAAGCGCCATTGCCAATTCCAATTATAGAAATCATAGGTTTAAATACTTTAAATCCAGATAGTTTTTTCCAGCACTCAAGTTGACTAAGTAAGTACCAATTTTATTTTTTGCAAAAATGTCCCTTATCACAGGGATGAATTCTCTTTCTTCGTCTACCATATCCATCACAATTTCATCATGAACAATATGAGAAACAAAGGAGCGTTTGCCTTCTAAAAAGTTATCAATTGCAACAGCCCGATCCAGTACCAAGTCCGCGGTAGTACTTTGAATTAAGTAGTTAAGGGCCCGAGACTGCTGCACTTTAATTCTCCTCAAGAAGGGGGTGGTAACATATTCTCCATCGTAATATGTATCTAATACTTTCTGACGATTATACACGTCGGTCTCTATCGCTGTAGAATCCGGATTGTATAGCCATCCGAAAAAGATAGTCTTGGCCTCTTCCCGTGTAATAAAATCCTCAAAAAGATTTTTTACATTCCAATTATGAATATCCACTTGGGGCTGCTCCTCCTCGGACATTCCCAGGAGAGTGCGTACTTCTGCTCCATTATAATCCAAAGACAAAAACCAATCATTAGAAGGTTTTAAGAGTTTCCTAAATCCTCGTTGAGAAGTAAGAATGGGGAAGGAAAGCGGTTGTGTAGTCAGGCGTCCTGTGATGGTTCCAAACAAATTATAATCGATATGACGAGGTCCGTCCAACAACTTCTTTGCCATCACTCTAGAGGGAGTATTGTAAAATAACTCTTGACAATGTTCCGCGGACAGGTTTAAATTTTGAAATTTTATCTTATATAACAGCTTGGTTACATCTCTGAGATGTTCATAAACAAGCGGCCTATCATATGTTGTTAAAACGTGGTTCGTAATTTGATTTTTAATATCGCAAAACTCTTTTAAAAAATCATGAGGAACTAAATCAAAAATACAATGATTGCGCAAATTGATCTTAGCTATCTGAAATGATTGTTGGTAAGCTTTTAGGCGGCGCTGAGCTTTCGTGAGCCGCTCTTCTATGGCCGGGGGGCACACCTGAGCTAATGTTTTTCCGTCGCAATATAAGTTCGCGTAGTCGATATCGGCTGCTGGGAAGACGCCGGTATACTTCCACGTCTGTGTTAGCTTATCGGGATATTTCTCAAAATGTAACTCGCCGTCCGCATACACCCCCACGCATTCAGTTTTATCGTCTAGTGTCTGAAATATCAAGTCGTCTCCAACGCTGACCGCGCCTCTAGGTATTCCTTAGTATACGTCAAGGAACCCCGAAAGTCAAATGTTTTGTTTACTACTCTTTCGAACCCTTGAAGGGCCCTCGAAAGGCCGCTGGCTAGATAAAGCTCTATACTATCATCTATTAAGATTTCACTTTCAAAGTCTTCCAAGTGAATCTCTTCCTCTAAGACGCGCCAACGAAAATATAATTTTAAAAAGTATAGTTCAGAATAGCGGTCCGAAAATTCTTCTAAAGTATAGCGCTGGGGTATCACTTTGTGAGATTTCACTTTCCCATTACAACTCATCAGTTGAGAATAGCTTTTCACCCTCACTCGGTTGTATAAATTGTAAAGAATAAGTTTAAAATTATTAAAAAAGGTCGTATGTGCACCACTATACCCCAAGTTTAAGGGGGTTTTTGTGGTGGTGTTAAGACCTGGGCAGTACTTCAATGCATAGTCAACCATTGACTCAGAATTAACATCCGCCACTATTCTCCAGGGCACAAACTTATCTACCATAAATCCATAAGAACGACAAACATTTAAATAGAACTCCCAATTTGGGCTATTAATAAATTGTTTTATTTTTTCTTCATCATTGGCATAATCAAGAGTAGCTATTTCGATAGCCAGTCCCGATACATTAATAGGACAAAAGCGACTTTTAAGGTATCCCGACTTAGTAAAAGGATGCTGACCCAGGGCCGGAAGTAATTTGTGTTCTAATTCTATCATAAACTCATCAAAATTGTTAACCCTAATCTTGTTGGCTTTGAATTCTCCTGCTATGGCATTAAAATAGGTTTTTAAATATTCGTCGTATTGTTTCTTGGGAGGCACATAAGCTTTATACACTATCGGATTACTTAAAAAAGGATCCGAAGCGTCAATTTGGCCGGTCGCTGCGCAGCGTTGGAACTCCAACACCACATCGTTAAACGCATCTACTACATAATTAACCGCCTGAAAAGTGTCTGGGGAACCCTTGAAAGATTTTAAAGAGAAAACTGTAGAAGAAAGTTCAATAGGAACATAATAGGGGTCCACTCTCCCATAAAGAAATTTTTCTGCGAAGTTAAAATCTACCAAATTTTTATATCCGGTGTTAGTGGTGCGTGCAGTGACGTTATAGATGGTTCTCTTTTCAAAGAGTTGTTTGGCGTTTTCGTTATTGGAGGGTGTATAATATATAGACATCTATTTTATTCCTTAAGTGCCTGCGCCTTGATCGTTACACTTAGTTGTGCTTCCATCGCCACTGCTTGGACGATGGGGGGTCTCGCACCCTTCCTCTTCTTCAGGATGAATTTGGGCTACCCACTTGGCCGTCAATTTGGTATTGGCTGTGCCCGGGCCAAAATTGTGTTCGGATCGAATAATCATATAATATCCTCCTATGCCAAACATGGTTAAATCCATCGTTTCTGCCCCGTATGTAATGGGATTGGGAGCAAAGCTGCGGGGATCTATAAATATATACGTACCAGGGAAAGTTTTCACATTCGCATAACATTCTATGTTTGCATCATATACTTCTCGCAATTGTTCTAGACCTTGAAACCCCTCTTGTTCGAATCTCACCTCTTTCAAATATTTCGCATCGGTGCGACTTAATGAAATCGTCTTGACTATGCCTCGTGGGCGCCCCAAGAGATAATGAAAAACCCCTTGCGCTTCATCTTCCTGCCGTGAACCCTGCATTTTATCTTGAGGCTGGTGTCGGCCAGCGAAAAAGATCAAATAATTTATTTCATTTTCGGCGCCGCCGTCGGACACTGGCAATTCTTGAGGGCCCGATACGTTTAGTACGGGATGATTCATCTCTCCAATTTTAGGCCAGCCGCCCGCGGGGGTTCCCTCTTGCAATTCAGCAAAATTAGCGGGGGTGGAGGCATTGTTGTGGATCATCCACTCTGTAATTTCATCATAATCTTGATCGCTTGTCTTATAAGAGGTGACTGCCGCTTGACTTAGTCGAGTCTTTTGTTTGATAGAGAACCCCTTAAAGCATGTATCATTGTTCAAAAAATCATTTAATAATGTATTAAAAAAATCATTAGCAAACCCCCCTAAATTATAGATGGCTTGATCTTTCTTAACCATGGTCTCAGACAGCCAAGACATAAAAAATTTAGCAGAGATCGGTATGTCCCCCAAGCTCACAAAACGGGATTCACTGTTGTCTTGTGAATTTACTATCTCAATAGGCCCCAACAACAGTCTAAACTTTTTATATTCACGTTTAAAATCTTCATATTTTGTTACCTCTTCTTCAATCTCGGTTTCATCCAGGCCCATGTCTTCCCATGTCTGGCGATTGGTGAAAAGATAAAGTCGCTCATCAATTCCTTTTAAAATTTCATCGAATAAATCGCTGACATAAAAGAAACTTACATTTTGCGCGGTGTTAACAGGAGTTTCTTCTTGTATGTCTGTGTCAGTAGAAGCGCTATCTGTAACATCTGTAGTCAATTGGGTATTTCCTATGGCTAACGCTGAGGCAATATCTTCCTCGCTAGCGGTGCCCCCTTGTAGTTGTGACTCCGTAAGGCCTCCGGACTCTTCCACTTGGAAGGGGCCTGTGATTGTGCTCGTCATGGCCTCATTATAAGATATGTTTAGATTGCGTATTTTGGACGCAGCGACCATTCTATTCATCAAGGATTGCAAATTTAAATATTTATCTTGTGGGATGGCACCAGAGGCAGCCAAGGATTTTTTCCACTCCCCTACAGTACTAGGATCACAATCTTTGCTTAGTGCTTCATACTCATACTTTCTCTTAAGAATATTTTGTGCAGCTTCGGCATTAAAGAATACGTCAAACTGTTGCTGATCGAAAAAATCTTCTACGAAGGCTAGATAATTACATGTAAAATTAACGCGTCCCATTTCATCAATTTTAAATTCATGAACAGTAGGAATTAGATTTAAAGTAACGTGCGATTCGCCAATGGCGTCCAAGAGTGAGACTTGTTCACTATCGCTCGTCGCCAGAAGTGTCGTATTACCGGTCGGGCGCGCCCATCCCACCACGGCTTTTAATCTAAAGCTCATTGCCTCCAAATTATTTCTCATAGCTTGGGCGCGCTCTTGACAAGCTTCGGAAGTTTCACTATCCGGCGCGGTAACATTAGCAGAGCCTTTCCCTGTCTTAAGAGCCAATTCGGCATATTTATAAGGGTTCTGGGGATCTCCCCTTTCTATCAATAGGTCATCAAAACTGCTTGCAAAAATAGTTAATTGGGCTTTGATACTTTTCTTGGCTGCGAATGGGTTGTTGCCATCATAAGTAAAAGAAAAGTTTTTTATCCCCACGCCAAATCCTCGTTTAGCTTTATTGGTGAGTAAATTCTCCACATCTGTCTTGGTTGCATAAGAATCAAACATGTACTCTTGTTGAACTTCTTCATTGTCTTTAAGAGTAACTTTATAAAGTCTTATCATTGGCTGGAGGGTAGAGATTTGTTCTGTCTTCATGTCGAAAAAGGCGCTTTGCGCAGGATGCTGCACCAGTTGGTTCATAAAACCATATGCATCGCCGTTAATCGACAAAGAGGCATTATAATTTGGATCAGTATAATAAGGAAGAGGCTTCGACATTCCCGTTGCAGTCCATTTGTCCACATCCAATTGTTGATGCTTGTGTTTTACCAATGAAAAAATTCTTGACAAAAGATAACACTGCTCGCTAAACGTTCCTTTAGGATAGTCAGCTTTTTTTAAGGCCGCCTCGATGCGTGGATCCTCGACGTTCTCTTTGGCCGCCTCAGCGTCCGCATCCTCGGCGTCATCATTGGCATCTTGGATCTCGTCGGAGTCGTCTTCTGGTAGATCTCCTTCACCTTCTGTCTTGTCCAACAAATCGTCTAACAAGTCGGCCATCTCTGCAGATGCTTCCGCAATGGCTTCCGCTTCGTCTTTTATGGTCTCAAGTAAATCTTCTAAATCGTCTTTAGTTTGTTCTTTATCTTCTCCTAAATTATCAATATATTTTTGAGCCTCATCTATATCTTCGTCGGTGGGTACCCCGCTCACAGAATAATAAGTGTTCATTACCTGCACAAAGGAATCCCCTGACGCAGCTTGAGCGCTTACGCTTCCTAATTTTGCTGAAGTAGCTGCTGAGTTGTAAGAAGCGACGGCTTGATTATATTTCTCAATAGCCTCTTCGATGCCCTGCTGCTGAGTATAAACAGCATCCCCATTGGAATCTAGCCACTCTTTTTGGGACATCTCCGCCCCTTCGACCGGAGTATCAGATGTGGTAGAATAAGGGTGTCCCACTCTATGCCACCCCCAGCGTCTTTAAGGCGCTGTCCAAGTTGACAGGAATATACAGCACGGTATTAATAGGAATATCAGCTTCGCAAGGGTACGCATTATACCAGGCGATAACCCACCAAAAACGAGAATCGCCGTAATACTGATGAGACAACTTATACAATCGATCTCCGTACTTCCAAATGTGCGTGTTGGTTATTAATTTGGCGCGCTCGGCTACACTAGGATTACGCAACACAGGAGTAACATATTGCCGTACTTGTTTCAGGCCGCGGGTTTCGCGTAAAGGTTTGTAATACTCACTATCGTTTGTGAAAACTCTAAATTTTTTATATCTTTGTCCTGCCATGATTTAATTATCCTATCAAGGGTTGAGCAATATCCACAGATCTGTGCCGGCGACTGTACTGTCCGTGAGAGATTCCGCAGTCTGTGCCGCGGCGGCGGCTGCAGCATCTGGTGTACCTCCTGCATCCGGGTCAGTCATCGGGGCCGGCGTGTCTCCGTCTGTGCCGTCGTTTAAACTTTCGTCGTCGGGTTCTCCGACTGGGTTGGGGCGCTCTACTGCGGGCGCTGAATTAGGAGAATCTATGGAACCTTCTAGATTGATTCCGTAAGGAAAAAGAGAATTGAAAAAAGGATTAACTGAATCAGTTGTGGCATCCTCGCGCCAACCAACCGGATGTTCGTGAATAGCCGAAAATGAAAGATTAATCGAGATTAATTTTGGAAGTATTACTCCTTCTCCCATCTCTAAAGCGCCGCCTTCTGCATCATGTAGATGGTGATCAACGGTTACATTCTCAATCACCCCCAAAAGGCCACCCGCAGCAAGAGTGTTCCCCGTCGTACTTATCTCTGTGTAAGTGTTCAACTCTGTACCCTCGTCTGCGGTGGCTGTGGCTGTATAATGAGTACTTTGATCTTGAAGAATGTTCATTACTTTTAATCTCATCATTGGAGACTGTGAAATAGTTTGTGCAAATACGTCTGGTTCGCCCGTTGCTGGATCAGTTAAAGTGGTGTAATTGGGATATAGAGATTGAATCAGCTTTTGTACTCTTCCCAAATTTTCGTAAGCCTCGCTGGTGGATGCTGCAGGAACTTTAAAACCCAGGGCAATCTGGCGACGAGTATTCTTGAAGAGAAAGATCGGATCCACACGACCATATACCGTCTCAGAAGACCAATCGGAATTATAAGTTTCTTGAAAATTAGTCAAGAATGCTTTGAAATATATCTCGGTTTGACTTGGCACATGATAGAAAGAAATTATCTGTCCGCTATTGGCCAAACTATCGGCGGCGCGCCTGTAGTCGGTGTCCGTCGTATTAGGACTGTCTTCCATGCCAAAGGCATTAAAGGTTGGCGAAGTTGAATATTTATTTGAGTCGCTAGCCATTGATTACCCTCCTCGCAAGGCTTCTAAGCCTATTTTTCCTACTACTACTTCTGCTTCCCCCTGGAGGAACCGCCGAGTAGCTTCAGCGTCCAACTGCAGAGTCCCATTAAATGTTGCGTTTTGGGGAGCGGCGCCGCCACCCCCACCTAACAACACTTCTTTAGTGGTTTGAATTGTACTTTGAATATTCTCCGCTACCGCCGCGGGGCCGGCTGCAGCCAGTGAAACTGCGGCTCCTTCCATAGCCGTAGTGAGTACTGATAAGGCGACAGCCTTAGTCGTCGGGATCTGATCTATGGCTTCAGCAATGTGTTCGAAGGCGTCAGCTACTCCCATTAACTCATCTACCGATTCAGTTAATAAACTCATACTATCAGCAAAACTAGTTAACGCGATAAGGCCCGGTGCCGTGCCGGCCTCTTGGAGCGCCACCAAAGCAAGTGCTAACGCCCCCATACTAACAGCCAACGCGGCTAGCGCAACAGCGGCGGGCGCCACAAAGGGAACGCTCCCTATAAGCACAGCCATGAATCCTCCAAATGCCAGAGTCTTCTCAATGCTAATTGCATCAAAAACTTGAGTGACCAATGCTGCGGCTTTTTCAAACGGTGCCGAGATAAAATCTAAAATGGCGGAAGCGCCGGCTTTCATACCACCTATAATAGAATCCATAAACGGCGACGTCGATTCTCCAAAGAAAAAGTTCCAAATGCCTTTAATAGATTTCCATGCCATTCGATAGGGCCATGTCAAAAAATCAAATAGCATTTGCCCTCCTGCTTTGACGCCCTCAATAATAGATGCCATAAAGGGGGATATAGATTTTCCCAACATCCAATCCCACGCCGATGTAATCCACTTTGCGAACAAAACAAATGGACTTATAAGGGCCTCCCAAAGTGCGCTAGCGCCGGACGCAATACCCTCTCCAATTTTCGAGAACGATCCCAGTATACTCTCTACAAACTCACCTATAATTTCTGGCATGCGGCTGAAGTTTTTAACGAACCATATAATTCCCTTCACAGCGAGCATTATCGCCGGAATAATAAGTATGAGGCCTCCGGTGGCTGCTACAAGCCCCACACCGAACGCCACAAGGGCAACTTTAGCAAAACCAAATTTCTTAATCATCGCCACCATCCCCACCACAAGGCCTATAACCAGGGGGACAATAAGAAGTAGACCGCCCGAAGCGGCAACCAGGGATGTACCAAAAGCATAGTTAGCTGCGGTTGCAAGACCCGAAGCTACAATCATTGCACCTTTAGCTATGACGCCGCCGTTCGTGGCGGCTGTCTCAATCCCCTGGGCCATGGCGGCGGCCTTGTTGGCGGCCGCCAGCCTAAAAGAACTCGCTATCTTCAGAACGTCGGTTTTTAAAGACCTCGTTGTGGCCACAGTGTTAAGTTCGGTGGCGGCAGTGTCTGTGGCCTGGGCCGCGGTATGGTTACCGGTAGCGACCGTACCAGCCTGGGTGGCGCCGGCGCCCTCTATATGGGCAGCGGCGCTGCCATGGAGCGCAACGGTCGATATTTCTGTGGCGCCGGCGCCCTCTAGATGGGCAGCGGCATTTCCCTGCAGCGTCGTAATTTCAGCGCGTAGAGCCTGGTTTTCTGCTGTAATGGCAGTTAGCTTTTGTTCTACGGCTACAGTATTTCCTCTCACGGCGCCGGCTTGCAGGTTGTGTGCGCCCGCACTTCCCTCTAACATTGCTGTTTCGCTTCCCAAAGTCCGGCTAAACCTACCTGTGGATGTATTCAGAGTTTCCAATGAGGCCGCGGCGGCTGTCTGTGCTGTGGCGGCTTCGGCGACGGCTTTGGCGGTAAGGCCCATCTGCAAGGTCATCCAGGCCTGCCTGGCCGTGGCAGCTATTGTGATAACTTTAAATGCGAACATGGCGACCACGAGGCCCCCAAGGACCAACTTCGATTCAGAGACCCATTTTATCACCTCTGCGATTGTCTCGGCAAATTCGAGGAAGTGCGCCGAATTTTTTGTTATAATTAATTCTAATTGCTCTTGCATGGTTACTAAGCCTTTGGCTCTTTCTTTCTGAGCTATAAGCTCTTCGGCACTTTTGTTAGTAGAGCCGGCTAAATCACCCATGTTGCCCGAAAGCATCATTGCCAAATCTCCTACGTCGCCTAGGCCCAAAGATTCAGTATAGAATTGCTTCTGATAATATGACATTGTGTCAAAGCTCAATCCTGCATCGGTGATGGCGTTACGAACGGATTCAAATCGAGCTACGGGATCAGTCTCCATCATCATGTCCATTGCATTTACAAAATTACCACCCAAAGCTGCGTTAAGTTTGCCGGCCATTCCCGCTGCGTCTTCAAAAGTATCGAACTTGTTAGTAAGATTAAGAATCTTGTTCATTTCCATACCCGTAATCTTAGCTGTGCGTTGTAACTCTTTAAATGAATTAACGGCTTCATCGCCAAACTTTGCGAGCTGACCGGCTGACTTGGCGTACTCGCCGGCGAACTGTCCCTGGTCACGGCCCAACTCTCTGGCTGTGGCAGCTAATTCTCCCATAGTAATGACCGCGCCCTCCATCGATTGGCCCGAAATTTTCATCGAGGCTTGAACGGAGGCACCATAATCTTCTAAACTAACCCCCAATCTAGAGGCTGTGAGTGCGGCGTCTGACAAGGCATCGCGTTGAGCTTTAGTTTTGGTCGTAAATTCCGTCACCACTTGGGTCATGACCGTTTGTGCTTGAGCGGCGGCTTCTATGCTTACCCCGTATTCTTGATTCGCGACGAACTGTTCTTTAATAGAGGCGGTATATTCGTCCCCTAATTGAATTTGACGTTGGAAACTTTTCGTTTGGGTATCTAATTGGAAAAGGAGAGATTTGCCACCAGCAATAACCTTATTGGTATATGAATCTACTTGATCCGATAGTTTGGCCCAGGTTTGCATCGCGAGCATCTTTCCTAGGACTTTGTTTCCTTGCGAGAGAGCCGCCGACCAAGCCACAGTAGCTTCTACAACACCTTTGTGAGCTAGAATCCCCCCTTGAAGTTGATGAGTAACCTGGCTCTGGGCACGTACCACCTTTTGTAGAATAGCTTGTCTTTCTCCAAGCACCTTGAGATCTCCCATGGCGGCTACCAATTGGCCTCCTAGGGTGTCTTTAATGTGTTGTTGAATGTCGGCTTCTTTCACGCCTTGTTTCACAAGTTTATCGCGTAATTTGGCAGCTGTTTGCATCGCCTCCAACGAAGCTTCTGCTTGCAGACGCCGCACTTCGCCGGAGTCCGTGGCGCTTTTAAGCATCTTAAGTTCTTCACCGAGGGCCGCCAAACGTTTAGTTATAACTTCGACGCTCTCCTTTTCTTTCTGGAGTCTTGCGTCAACCGCCTTTACCACGTCTTGCTCGTCTGATAATACGTCTTTGACTTGCTGTAACTCTGCTTCACTGAGGTTCGCAATCTTTTCCTTAATGTCGTGGAGGCGGCCGCCTTCCTCAGCTAACTGCCTTAAAAGTTCTATCCTTTCTTCTAAGGTCTGATTTTCGGCCTCAGCATCGGTGTTGTTGTCGTTGTCATCAATAGGCAAAGCAAATACCTCGTGGTCTAAGAATAATTAGTTATTAACGCAAAAAGACAAGGTAGTTAACCTTGTCTCTTGTAAAGGGCGCGCCTCATGGGCGCGGCGGTTGATTATGAACACTTAATGTCTGGGTACGGCCACCACCACCGCGGCTCGCATCTTCAATCGCCTGCTTTTCTTTTTCTAGCTGTTGTATAAGTCTTTCAACAAACCATTTGCGCAACCCTGTGGGAAGGTTGTATGCTTCTAGAAATGACCAACCGCCTGAATATTTTAGAAAGAAGAACTGCTCATATACGTTCTCCATATATTCATCGGTCAGGCCAAAAAAAGTCCGCAGTAAGCGGCACCTCCATCGGCTGATCATAATCACAGTCGTTACATTCAAAGTGCTGGGTGAGATCAACGTTGGGTGTGGCTTTCTTATAAACCAGACGCAAATAGCGCGAATCCATTGAGGGCATGTTAGAAACCGCATAATTAATAGCTTGCGCCTCCTCGTTGCCGTTAACTGCCACAATCATCTGCCGTAATTGGGCTGTGATGGCATTTTCTTCTTGTCGCTTTTTGCGAGCGTATTCTAATTGAGCTAAAAGATTCTTTTCGTCAGTGCCGTTTAATAGTCTAAACGTTACATCTGCTTTCATGCGCGCCAACGTAACTGTAAAGGTCCCGTCGCCATTATCCACGGCGTCATCTGCTGTAAGTTCAGTACCCGTATATACATCGGCGTCATTTAAACTAAACGAATAATCCTGCTGGGCGCCACACGAGGGGCAACCGACCTTGGTGTCATACTCATATCCATAGCCAGAGATGCGCGCTGCAATTAAGATTGCGTTGCGATCTCCCACCAACAAACTGTTTGAATCGATCTTCTTATTTACAATAATGCTCTTAATAAGACGATCAATGGCGACACCCTTTTTAAGTAACGACCGAGAAGTTAAAATATCTTCTTCTTTGGCGGTCATCTGCTTAATTTCAATGCTGTCTTCTCCATGCAAAGGGTGCCCCTCTGGGTAATATCGTCCTTCTGACGGTAGTTCCACAAATTCGGTGGGGATTACAAAGGAAAAGTCCTTCTCAGCCCCGTTGTCCTGCATCACTTGCGGCGGGGGGCTTGTATCATGCTGTTGAACGCCTCCAGTGCGCTCTCTATTTCTTGACATTTATACCTCGTGTTTAAAAATTATGTCTATGTTCCGGACTACTCGGTGTCTTCTTTGGCGGTGGCGGTTGAGGTCTGCTTAAGGAACTCGCTGCCCGCGGCCGACTTTGTAGTGCTCTTCCTGCTAGACCCATACTGTAGGGACTTCAGTGTTGCCCAATCGTATTTGAAGGTTAGAGAAATCTCGGTAAGCTCATCGTCTCCATAAGCTAAATCGCCATATTTAACATCCGTCAACCAAGGGTTCATTAATGTCCACGTCTCTAACTCGTTACCATTGGCATCTAACTGGGCGATCTCGATGCTGCCCAGGGCCGACACCGATTGTCCTTTAGACAATGTCATCAATTCGTTCGACGTCGAAGGTACGACGTAGCCGGATGCCTCAATAATATCCGCAAAGGTGGCCGTCATATCGGGGTTGGCCGGATCTGCCAACGTTAACGTCACATCCTGCCAAGTCACCGAGCCGGGATAATATAAAGTATGATTCAAGTACTTGTGTTCTGCAGCGCTAATTTGGAAGGACGGCTTCGTAACTGTCTTAGCATACCAAACGCCGGGCTGGGTGGTATCGATACCACCGATTGTTACCAAAAATCTAAATTTTCGTTTCGGATCCTTCAGTTGGTCCGTCATCTGTGTCACCCAAAAAGCCATTGTTTGATTTCTCCTATAATCTATTCTTAAGTAGTGTTGAGAAAGAATTCTCTCCCCTTTTAATCATCAAAAGATGCTCCCGTCGACATGATAACAAAGTCGATGGCAATGTATTCAATGGACCGGGCTGGTTTCACCATAATCTTCGCATACAAAATGTTCTGATCAATAAGATCGGGAGTGGTAGTGCTCTCGTCAAGGATAAGACGATAATCTGTGATACCAAAATCTGTCTGTACACGAGATAAGAATGGGTCGATTAATCCGGTGAAGCGCTTCCATGTCGCGTTCACATTTTGTTCGAACAACACCTGCGTCGAGAGAAGAGAAATTTGCTTCTTCATATAAATCACAAGCCTTCTCACGTTAATTCTGTCCAGAGCCGACTGGCGTTCCTGCAGAGTCTTCTGCCCAAATACCACAATTCCGCTAGATGGGAACGAGGCAATCGGATTAATGTTGCTCTCATACAAAGTGTCGCGCTCTTTGGAAGTCAATCGCTGCGTTACATTAGTAATCGGGATACCTGCCGCGCCGTCAGTAAGGCCACCGCGGTTAAAGCCAGCTGGCGCAAACCAAATCTGTGAGGCTCGTTCCGACGAAGCCAGAACTCCCATCATCGCCACCGAAGGTGGGATCCACAAGGAGGCTCCAGTGTCCTCATCTCTAGTCTGTAGCCATGGGTAGAAAGTACAACCGTAGCTAGAGTCAATTCGGCGGTCGCGCAAGTTGGTGGCAGCCTGCACGGCTGTGGTTCCGACGCGGGCTGACTTGCTGCTCTTGTAAGCTTCTGCGGCCGGAATATATACATTAGGCAAATCAATCAGAGCCAATGCATCACCGCGCTCCTCACAAACTCTAATGGTGTGAGTAGTAAGGCCATCGTGTGTTAAGCCCGGTACCGTCAACAAATTCATATTGAGGGCTTCTGGATCGGCCACTGTATCAATCGCGCGATTATAAGTGTAGTACGCATAACTGTTTAAATTGGTTGCTGCTGCGGCCATTCCGGTGTTATACAATGGATCGGGTTTCATAATATTAAATCCATCAAAGCCTCCGTAAAAGGGGCTCGTGAATTTATCATAACCAGCGTCCAATAGTTCGGTATAAGATGCCGACGTTTGAGAGGTCCCATTGGCTCTAGACCCCGACTGATAAAAGAACACGTTTGTGCTGCTCTTTGCTACATTATCAAGTGAAAAGACATACGCATAGTCTTCCACACCGGCGGTTCCGAGGGGAGAAGTAGCGTTGGTGCCACCGCCGCCCGTGTACCCACCGTATAATAGTCGATGGAAATCGGCGACGCTGGGATCGTGGATGGTACTGGTCGCTGTGCGCGTAGTCTGCATTCCAAAAAATGCATTTCGAGGATCGCTGAGGCCGCCATCAGAGGAGGAATTCCGCAAGCGCACCGCGGGGAATTCTAGAGAGCCTGTACATCCACCGTTCGACGTGCCGGCGACCCCGGCACCCCCCGATAGGTAAATTAATCCCCCAGGCACGTTGTCCTCGGCGTCGGGTTCGAAGGCGGTGCCGGGCCCGTTGGGCAGCACCAAGCCTCCCGTCACAAAGGCGTTGGCCGCTAAAGTACCTTGCTCAGATCCGGCGGTCTTGGCGGGGGCCCCGCCCCAATAGTTAGGTGATACGTTCATTGAGCCCGTATTACAAAGATTATAAATCCCGGCAAAGCGTGGCGGTCCGAAATATCCGAAGGGAAGGAAGGTGGGATCGGTGGCGCCGGCATCGACGTCATTATTCATCTCAACATACACAAACTTTGAATTGTTGGCGTATTCTCCATAGGTCTTCAGACGCCTTTCTGTGTTATCCCACGAAGCATAAGAATCTCCTATCTTGCGCGCAATATAATTAGGGGATGTTGGGTCGAGACTAAGATTATCAAAGCGCTCCATCACTTGTACTGCGTTGTCGGTGTCGCTCAAGGCCCGAATAATCACCGAAAAAGTGCCATATTCTGTAACGGTCGTGGTAGATGCCCGAACATTAGCAATGGAGATTTTACAATTTTCTTGTAGCCATTCTCCGTGGCCGCGGCCTACGAGCCGGAATAGTTTCTGCTGATTGAAAGGAACATACGCTTGAGCGGTTCCCACATCCTGGCTAATAAACCAACCACTGCGTCCCTCCGTAGAGGCGTTTCCGCGGAGATTGGCTGGCGTGGCACTACTGGGGCCCACTATCGGCATCAAACAACCGAGGGCGCCCGTGTGGAGGCTCCGATCACGAATTTCTTGTTCATAAGTTTGTCCGAGCCAGTAATTCTTTGAAGAATCAGAAGTATAAAAAGTCGCTCCACTAACAAGTTGTGGATTGGTGTTAAACGCCTTGCGCACGAAAGTAGATTTTGTATCATCAAAAGAGAATAAAATGGTTTGATCCGTAACGCCTTGGCCATCGCCGCCGCTAACTACCATTTGATATGTTCCGTCTGTGCTGCTGGCTCCTAAAATAACACCATTGGAAGCGGTGTGCACGGCCGAAGAACTGGCCAGCGAGTTGGTTGCGAGGCCTCCAAACACCGTTCCACTTAAAGTAAGTGTTCCTTGATTAACATACCAAACGGCCGCCAAACTTCCTGTACCAAGGTTTGTTCCATTGGCTGCGCCCGAGGTAAACAACCACAATCCATAAGCACCACCGTTCGTGATAGGCACTCGATTTGGCGTTGTTTTAAAAGTAGCCCAGCCTGCTTGGCCATCATTGGAGCTGTCATTATTGCCATCCTGCTGTCCTAAAAGACGCACGTAAGTAAGAGGAGCTACGTTTGCATTCAAGAACGCTTTAGCCGCATACGTGCCATACATGGGTGACTGGTAATTGCCGTCGCGCCAAATATCTCCACCTCCCATACCGGGAACAGTATCGCCGAACATTTCGACAAACTGAGAGTATGACTCGACTTTAACCGGCTGCATCGCTAGGCCTCGTCGGGACCGTCCGATTACTACAGGGCCAATCGCGTCGGCGGATTTAGGGATAAAAGAATTATCAATCTCGTTGATAAAAACCCCGGGAGATACAAATTTAAAATTCTTCACTGACATGCTATATTCCTCTTATTAAAAAATGCGCAAATGATAGTGCAATCATTAATTAAATAGTATTTTTAATTTCAAAAGGAGTTCCTGAACTAAAGAAAAAAATCATCGTTTCCGTCAGGAACTGCGCCTTCTTGGGGGTAAGTCACCTCGACTGCGTTTTCGTGAACCATCACCAGAGGACGATCATCACTCTTCCCTTCTCCAATAAGATAGCCCAACACTCTAATTGTTATCTCTGATTCATACATTCTCACATCCTCTGCTAAATTATCTATGTTATTAGTATGATTAAAGTTTTGCTCAATAAAGGCTTCATATAAATGACCATTTCGACGCATCACAAACGCATTAATTTGCCCGGTACGGGCAATAAATGGCGCTATCATGGTATTCATTTGCTGTTGGTATTCAGATTTTAAAACTATTTTATAGTTCACATTAACATATACTGGAATAGGGATAGACAGCGTCTTGATCACTACCTTTTTGTTAACTCGGGGGTAATACAACTGTTGACTTCCTGAAGTCTCATGATTCCGGGTGCCGGCTGCTGCAGCAAAATTACGTGTTTTATCTTCCACAATCTTTTTAGCAATCACCATTCGACCTGAACGGCCATCATGTTTATCCGAATAAAAATTAGCCTGCCAGGATCCTTTTTTAGTAGGATCCTTCACCATTCCTGTACGCTGCACACTGATAATAGGCAGCGTGATAGCTCCACTATCATCTCGTAACGCTTTTTCGTGCTTCACTTGGTACGCCCTTTCGGGAACTTGCCACAAGACAGGGACATTTTTAAATCCTTCGTTGGTGGATGTACTAATATCTAAATCATCCTTTACCCATTCCACCATCGCAGCATCAATCGTCTCAATTGTAGACTCCAGCATTCCTATTTCTTCTAACGCGAAGAGCTGTTTCCCGTTGCTCCCCGTGGGAATCATAGCAAAATCAAAATTCTTAGGTAGCATCGAAAAGCCCCTTGCGTGCGCGTTTACAAGTCGCAGATATTTCAAACAAGTGATTAACCTGCCCAAACAGCTGTTTACTTTGATCTAGCTTCACGATTTCATAATAATTATCTCCATAAAGAACAAAATCTCCTTCTCGTACTGCTAAATTTTGGTCTTCTTCAAGGCGCCGTTTGTGGAAATGAACGTTAATTTCCCATACCTTGTCCACTCCTACACTCGGCATATATTCTGTTTCAAAGGCAGTAAACTCCACTAAGGCGTATACGCGAATCGGAGGTAAAAAAGTTTTCTTTATGGCTTCTCCATACAGTTCATGAAAATTTGTTCTTTCCAAGTCAATGGGATAGTAAAGAATTTGTTGCCCTATGACTTTTTCAATAAGTTCGTCATTGACCTGTTTAACAAGATCTCTTTCCTTCTTCCCCAGAAACAAGGGAGGGGGCGGTGCACTCGGTCTTTTCCATTCATCAGCCATTCATTATCACCCCACAAAAATCGGCAACGGCGAATTCTTAAATGTAGTAGCTGTCGCCTCAGCCTTTTCACTATCGCGCTTAACTAGCTCTGTATACTCTAGCTCCTTCAGAATTTCTGCAAGCTTATCTTTCAAATTTTGCTGTTCTTCTTTTGCTTGACTCAGCAAGTCGGCATAGTTCAACGTCACACTATCCCCTGGTATAGGTAGGGTTTGAAACTTGCCTCTAATCTGCCCCAGCATCTCCTTACAGAGCGCTAAACAATATTTTCGTATCCACTGTTTACCAATGGAATTGATGTTCTTATAGGGTATGTTATCGAAGGGGAGCGTGTTAACATTATTGATGCCGTTAACTCCGCTTTCGTAATTGGGGTCTTCATCCCACGAGTTATCGTCTACATAGAACCTCACCCAAATCTTATCCATCGCCCCAAAATCCCAATAACTCGGATTAGGATAAAGACGTAGATTGTTATTAATAATCTCGTACGAATAGTTAGAAGTTCGCGTCATAATCGAATCTTCATACATGATGGCTTGTAGCTTGTTCTGCCATGTTGGAATAATTTCAAATGTCGAATCATCCGCGAATTGCCCATACGTGGAATAGTTACCTACAACCCCAATCCCTCCATAATATCCATAAAATCGCCACATGGCGCGCGGAGACCGATAAAAGACTTGGGTAACAATAATACGTCGCCCTTCTACTTTCCCCTCAAAGGGAACTACCCCCTCCGAATCGTTAGTTCCCGTGGCGGCAGAGCTAGAAATTATGTTTTGCAGATCATAATCTTGAATGCCTTCTTTAGGGGTGAAAGATGCAGAATATTGAGGCACAGTGCCTCCGAACCCAGCCACCGCCGACAGTCCATCACCGACGCGGCGCGCATAATCAAACTGGAAACGCGGATACTTGAGGGCCACTCTTTGACCTCCCAAACTAGATGAAAGCTCTCCCGCTTCTAATTCTCCCCGATGATCAAAAGTGCCTGTGGCGTTTCCCAACGCATCCGAAAGCATGTTTTTGCCTTGATGAAGATTAACAATATAAGAATATTCTAAGACAGCCTCTTCATAAGCCGCATATACATTAGCCGGAGTCAACTCAATGTCAACTACGTCCCCTCCTAACTTTTTATATGTATAGGCTACCTGCGTGGCTGCACCTGTTAAAAATTCTAGCGACCCAGTGTACATTCCAAATGGTACAGCGGTGGCCACTTGAGTAACAGAGCCTGTTTCGCTCAGTACAATGGCGCTCGTTTGCGATCTAGGATTAAGAGCGGTAGGCATCGATATTATTCTCCTCGCAGTAATTAGTAGTTCATAAAACAAAACCCCCGACGGGGCGGGGGCTTATTGTATAAAGGAAAATATTTTAGGTAGTTGACTTTTTAGTAGTACGCTTGGTGGTTTTCTTGCGCAACGTAGGTCTCTTAACCCGAGGCTCTATAATCTCAGGGATCTCGGGGATCTCCTCTATGGTCTCTGCTATGGGCTCCGTAATCTCTTTAATCGTAGCTGTGATGTTTTCGATTTCTTCCAGTAAAAGGCGCAGCCGAGGATGATTAGCGTGTTTACCTCCAAACTTAGTCTGCGATGCGTTCATTCGTCGTTTCTTTCCCATGGGAATTCTCCTTTGTAATATAGTAAATAGTTAGTATTCTTCAAAAAGAAAAACCCCCTCCGAAGAGGGGGATAAATATAAAATATTTTATTGAGTATCTCTTATCGGCTTATCCAAAAACAACAGCGGCGGAAGTGTTGGAAAGACCCACCACATACCAGTCGTCATCGTTATAACACGTTACCTGAACCCAGTCGCCCACTGCTGCTCCTCCGCTTTGATCGAAGATAATCTTCGTATCGCTCGCAGAGGCAGTGTCTTTACCGTTGTGAGCAGTAATATTGCCAACAAAGTCTTCCGTGGCGGTGGCGCCTTGGACGATATCGACATCGGCCGTAGCGTCAACAAGGAAAAACGTAAACGTAAGTCCTGTGGCTGCAGCCGGCAAAGTAACATCGTGTGTAGTCGAACCATCCAAGAAAATTGTCTTTCCTGAGTCTGATACAGTTAAAGTCTTATCTGCCGTAGTCGTCAGTGTTTTCTCTTTAAGACCAGCCAACGACGTGCCGTTCATTTGCAACTCTCTTTTTAAATTCTCAATTAATGCTTGGGTTCTCGCCAAGCCCACTCTTTTAGTTCCCATTATTTAAACCCTCCATTTATAATCATGTCCAAAAACATGGGACGAGCCTTGCGACTCGCACCTATAAGTAGTTTCAACAAACGAAAGCCCCCGCCAAAAGGCGGAGGCTTTACATTTATTTGACTACGCTATTTTCTAGCTAGTAGCGCCTGCCTCTCCAAGGAGACCGCGTACGATAACAAGACCGTACATATCGGGTCGCACCATCTTCTTGGCGTACCGCGTCATCACGCCCTTGCGGGGCACGAAGTCTTCGGGACCAAAGATAGTGGGAGTGGTCTGCAGCGGCACATAAGGTGCATATACATATCCACTCTCAAGGAAAGAGCTTCCGCGGCGACCAACCAGAATCACCGAGCGTGGGAAGTAGGGGTCAACATAGACGTCGAACTTCTTCGTCAGTGAACCGACCTTCACAGCGCCGATGGAACCAGTCTCATCGTCAGCAGTAACGCTTGCGCGGAAACCAGCGGTGAACTCAAGGACGTTAGCCACTTCAGGTCCGCAGACGATGAAGTTAGCACCACCCCGTAGAGTCTTACGGTGGATCTGCGCCGACACATCATTGATGGTCTCAGCCAGGGTCTCATACCACTCAGACACAGTACCGGTGAAGTCAGGAGCAGCCGAAGATGCGCCAATTTCCCTACCAGTTGTGCGCTCCACGAACAAGCCGGGAGAGCGGGCCCAGTAGTAGGTACCAGCCTTAGCACCGATAACCAGATCCTCAAGGATCTCGCGGTCAATCTCAAGAGCAATCTGCTCAGAGAGGATGCTAGTAAGCTCGACCTCGGCGTCAAGGTTGTGATAGGCATTTAGATCCTGTCCCAACTCTGGCGTCCACTTAGCCTTGAGCTTCTTGGTGATAGCGGTCACCGCCACGGAATCGACCTTGATGTCAATCTCGGGGATGAGTGCCTGGTTTTCCAACCCCCACACTGTGGTACCGATGACGGAACCAAGAGCATTGCTCGTGGTAAAGTTATCATCGATTGGGAAGGACAACTGAGCGTTAGATGAGGTAATGGAAAGAACACCATCACCACCAGCGGCAGAAGAACCCAACAGAGGCATTGCGCCACTGGTTGCAGTCCAAACTAAATTAATCTTCCAGTTTGCATTGCTGGGATCCTCGACACTAGAACCGGAAGAGATGGTCGTAAGACGACGCACCAGCTTAACGGTTGCACCAGTTACACTATCTTCAGTTAGAGCAACCAAATCCTCAATGTTGAACTGAGCCAGGTTACCGACGCTTGCGCCAGTTAACTCAGTAACAACAACAGGGGAACCGGACAGATCCACATCATAACGTGTGAGAGCATCCAGGGTCGCCTGGTTTGCGGTAGACAAGGGATTTGCTCCCGAGCCACCAACAGCGCCGGCTGTACCGGAAGCGACGAGAACGCCACCACCAATATATAGACCAGCTGAACCGGTTGGCGAAGCATAACCGTTGTTCAACGCATAAGGACCTGCCTCAGCATTGTCACCGGAAAGATCAACACCGCCAGTCAACTGTGAACCAACGACGCCACCACCATATAGTGACTCTTCGGCCGAACCATAACCCAAACGGGGTAGGCCAGGACCGCTCGTAGACGTAGTAAAGTCTAGGAAGAAGATGAGACCACTTGGTAGACTCATCGGCTGAACGCTAACTAAATCGTTTGCGATCAGACCCGCGAACACACGACGAACGATGGGGAATGCGACGGCTGCGAAACCTTC